CCGGTGGTGATCGCGACTGGCGTATTCGTGCCGGGCGTCCAGTCATACATTTGCACGTCGTAGCTGACGGCTTCGTTATAGGTGCGCGCCATTGTTAAGCCGTCACGTCGAGGGTGACGGTGCCGTCAGCGTTGACGACGCCGGTGCCGTATGCCTGATCGTCCCAGACGTACCACGCATCGTTAATGGTGTCGCCTTGGCCGGGTGGCTGGTTGTCGCTTTGCAGCACCGCTGGTTCGCCGAGCTGCACGCCGTTGATGATGAGGCCGGTGTAATTGGTTTTGGCACGTAGTCGGCCCATCTCATGCCCCCCAAGGTGCGGCGTTGTTTAGTACGGCGATTTCGCGGCTGGTGAGTGCGCGGCGCCAAATAGCGGCGGCAAAAAATTCCAAATTGTCGTAGCCAGTGCCTTCTGATCTACCGACAAAAAATTGCCGTGTGTTTTGAAAATCCCAGCCGCTCATGTTGTAGTCGGTGCGAATAACCGTCGTTGAGCCATTTGTTATTGCTACTCGTTGTGTTGAGCGGTTCACAATCCCAAATGGACTCTTCATAATTCCAAAACCAAGGTCGGCGCTTTGTGCTGCACTTCGGGTAGCACCTTGCACGTTGGTAATGTCAAACCAAATAGCGCTGGTGTTGTGTACGCCAATTTCCCAGCCGGGTGAGGCGGTATTTGCTCTTTTACATAAAACTGATGAGCCGTCTACGGTGCTGGCCCAATCTCTGAACACGGCCAAAACGGTAAACGATTGGTTCAGGTTCATGTTCAGTAACCCGTGTTGACTTGATTCTAGGCAAGTCATGTAGTCATCAGTGCCCAACAGCATCAACGGCCGCCCGCCTTTAGCCTTCGACGGCATCGCCACGGATTTGCGGCCCGAGGTCGCCCGGTTGATCGTGACGGTTGCCGCGTTTGATGATTGCTCGGTGAACGTTGTTGCTGAACCGACGGAAATCGCATCACAGTTGATATCAAGGACGGTCGTGCCATTGATGCCGTTGAGAACTTGGGCGCGGTAAACCTTTCCAGAAATCATGTTCTGGTCTCGTCCGATGCTCCACGCGCCCACCAGTAAATCCTGCGTGCTGGTCCCGTTAATTGAGGTGACCCCGGCAGTCGTCACCGTTGAACCCAACTGTGTCCACGTCACGCCGTCGGTACTTGTGTAAAACTTCACGTCATTACCCGATGCGCCGTTGTCCACATCAAGCACGACGCGAACCCAACCAACCTGAGAACCCGTGAACGGAACCGGAGCGGTTGAATTAACCTGTACAAAGTTGTTCAACGTGTCGTAACACCACACCAGATACAAAGTCGCGTCAATCCCCAGAAGCAGCCGATAGGCCCTTGCTTGAGTCTGATTGCTCCACTTGCTGACGATGGTGTTAGTGACACCCAGCCAACTGTCGGGAGCAATTTGCGCTCGGATATCAATATCTCCGGTAATGTTCAAAGCCGAGGACGAAGGGACGCTCAGGCAGTTTGCAGCAACACCCGGCAGATACACGTAGCTCGTGTCGCCCGCACCCAACCACTTCGGATCGTTGCTGTTAGCCACACCCGACGACCCGAGGCGCAGGTCTAACGCTGAACCGGCCGTGCCGATGTTGCGAAGATACCGATCACCATCACGGAACCCTGAACGGTCAACATCCCACCATGCTTCAGCAGTGGCAAGAATCTCCTCAGCCTCCGACGTCGCTCGACGACCACGCGGCCACGACGACGGGCCCACAGCAGGCATCAAGTTACCCGGACGCGCCCAGCCGACAGGTGTCGGCGAACGATCCACCGACGGCCAACGCGTGAAAGTGTTCACTACGTGAGGTCGCCCGCGAGGGCGTAGACCTGAGTCGCCTGCGCGATCGTCGTGGTGCAACCAATGGAATACGCCGTGCCAGGCAAGATCAAGTTCTGATACGTCGCCGTGTTGCGGTTGCCTTTCACCGTGTTTGACACCGTGGCCGCTGTGATCGCAATCTGGTCAAACAACTTCCACGTGCTACCCGAGTCGGTGGAAATGAACAAGTTGATCAACGCAGCGGCAGAGGTGGCCGAACATTGCGCGTCAATTTCCAGCACACGAGTACCAGCGGCGACACCTGAGATCAGTGACGTGATCGTGCCCGACCCATCAATGGCAGTGTTTGCCGTGGAGACTGACGCGACAGTCAGGCGCGGTGTTGAAACGAATGCGGGCGCGGTTGCCATTCAGACTCCTAGACGTAGAAAGCATTTAGATAGAGTTGTGAACCCGGCCCAGTGGGACCAGTTGCACCCGTTGCGCCAGTAGCACCAGTAGCGCCAGTGGCACCCGTTGGCCCCGTCGGCCCTGTCGGACCAGTCGGACCTTGAGCACCCGTAGCACCAGTCGCACCAGTTGAACCTGTAGCGCCGACGAGTGAGACGCCAGACGGCCAAGCGCCCGACGCTTTCGGACCATAAAGAGTTGAGGTGGTCGTGTTGATGTAGAAATCGCCATCAACACCCAAACCGCTGGACGGTGCCGTAGTGCCGTTTCGGACAGTCTTACCATCCGCACCAGCCGCACCTGTTGCGCCCGTCGCGCCCGCTGAACCCGTTGTACCAGTTGCGCCCGTGGCACCAGTCGCACCCGTGCTACCCGTCGCACCAGCCGCGCCAGTCGGACCAACCAAAGAAACACCAGAACCCCATGCGCCAGCCGTCTTAGGGCCGTACAGCGTCGAGTTCGCAGTGTTCAAGTAGAAATCACCGTTGGTGCCAGTGCCCGCCGACGGCGCACCAGAACCGTTCAACACTGATTTACCGTCAGCGCCAGCCGCACCCGTCGCACCCGTCGGCCCAGTAGGGCCAATCACGCCCGCCGCGATAGCCGTGAGACGATCCGCAACCGTTGAATACGACGATTGAGGATTCACACCCAGCGTCGCCTCAATCGCCTCAATGGCATCGTTGGCGTTGCCGTGCTGACCAGCGTGCGACACGAGGGCTTGCGAATCACCAGGTGCCGGATTGGTGAGCGCATCAAGAGCCGCAGGGTACGACGACGCCATGCGAACTCCTTAAGTGTGTGGTGAACCTGCTGGCCCTCGCCACGGGGGTGAGGACGAGGGCCAGCAGGCTAGGTCCGACTAGTAGCCGGAGGTGGGAACCGTTCCGGTTCCGGTGATCTTCGCAATCGAGTTGGCGAAGCGGTGCGCCAGAGCCACGTAACCGTAGACCTGGAAACGAACCGTCAGGTTTGCGCTGAGAACGTCAGTGAGCACGCGGCTCTTGACACCCGACTCAAACAGGTACGAGTCGGTGAAACGACCCGCAAGGATCGTCTGCTGAGTGGTCGAAACCAGCGGCAGCGTCGCGTCAAGGTAGACCGGGATACCGTAAATGTTTCCGGCGTAGCCAGCGGCCGCACCCGAAACGTCAACGACACCGGCAGCGTTCATCGGGCCGTTAGCAGTAGGCACCACGATTGGACGGCTTGAACCGTCAACCGAGGAAACCAGCCAGTACCAGTGGCGCGGGTGAAGCACGATTGCTTCAGGCGAACGGTAACGGTTGTTAACGATTCCCGAAATGGCCTTTGCCACAGCAACCAGACCGTTAGCAGCCGTGGGTGTTGCTTCAGTCCACGTAACCGACTGACCGGCCGCGTTTACCAGACCCTGAATGGTGTTGCTCGTGCCGTCGCTGTTGCTCGTCACGGCAGTGTTGACCTGAAGGTTGTAATCAGCCATCAGGTCACCCAAGATGAGACGGTCAAAACCGCCAGCAAGCGGCGACTGCTCAACGAGCTGAATGCTGACCTCTTCGTAACCCATCACCGTGCGAACAGGCGCAGACGCCGAAGCGGTCACTAGGTCGCGGTTCGTCGTGGGAGCGGTGGTTGAGCTGTTGTTACCAGCCTGAACACCCGCACGAGTACCCGTGGTGATCTGAGGAATGTTGATCTGGTCAGTACCAGCCGGCAACGGCATGGTCGTACACAGGTCAGCAGTCACACGAGCAGCACGCGCAAACTCGGCGTACTCGTTGACCAACCACATCGGCGGCACAAACTCGCCACCAGCGTTGTCAGTCGTGGTGATTGCACGCATTTCCACAGCAACTTCTTGACCGTGACGCGCAAGACGCTCCCACGCACCAGAATCGTTGCGGGTGTGAGCGCGAATCATGTCCTTCACGAATGAGGCGTCACCGCGCTCTTCGTAAGTGAGAGGTTCGCGGCCAACCTTCGCCGACCCAAACACCTTCACGCCAGACTCTTCACGAGCCTCAACGATCTTGGCAGTGCGCTCTTCAAGAGCAGAAGCGATCTCAATCTTTGCGTCAAGATCCTTGATCTCCGAGGTGCGAGCTTCAACGGCGTCGAGGGACTCAATGGTCGGCTCGGCGGCAAGCAGCTCTTCGGCCGATGCAACAGCAGCGGCGCGGGCCTCTTGGAGTTTGTTGAGCATCTCGCTCATGGTGACTCCTTAAGTGATTTTGTGATGAAGCCGCCAGGGCAGACGCGCCGGGGGCAAACCCGCCAGACAGCGGGTAGATAGTGGGTAGTTACTTCGTCAACGACAAGCGCGCAGCGAGAGCACGACGGCGCAAATCAATGTCAGTGGGCTGCTCAGTACGAACACCCACTTCGGTGTCGTCATAAGCAGGCCATGTCACAACTGACACTTCGTACAAGTTCAGGTCAGTGAGAGTGCGCACACCATCAGCGCGTGATTCGCCACCGTCAGCGATGGTGAACGCAAACGACATTTTTTCAACATCGCCACGCGACAAAGCCGAATGCAACTCAGCAGCACGAGGGTTCGCAGGATCCAAGTCAGCCTGCATGTACAAGCCCGTAGCATCCTCACGCAGCTGCAAAGTACCTGAACCAGTGGACGCAAGCGGCAACTGCTCAGTGTCATGGTTCACCAGCAGATACACCGGCTCACCTGATTGCAATGAGCGAGAGAACGCACCAGGTGCGATCTGCTCACGGAACGGCAACCCTGTTGCTTCACGCATGAACTTCGCCGCATACCCAGCGATCTTCATGCCACCATCGGATGAGGCACGAATCTCAGCATCAACGGTGATGCGTTCCGCTGAAGCAAGCAAGCCGCGGCGCGCCTCAAGCACAAGCTCCTCGGCGCGCATCGGTTCAGCCATGTCCATCGCGTCAGCCATGTCACCCGTGGCAGGTTCACCCTCAGACAGTTCATCGTCAGGATCCACGAGCCCTAGTGCTTCTTGCGCTTCATCAAGAGCAGCATCAGCGGCACAGATCAAGTAGTAAGCCTGTTGAACGTTCGGGTCAGGGTTACCTGCGAGCAAGTTTTGTGCAGCATCAATGGCAGCATCAGCGGCCATGATGCCGTGCGCAATCGGGTCTTCGATGACGACGCCATACGGCGCTTCGGCTCGAACCTCGGTCATGGATGCTCCTTGAATGAATGCGGCCGCGCGGGCCTCCAGAAGGTCAGCGACACGAAGCGCCCATGCGCCCGTCTCACCGTCAATGCCCCTGTGTGCCAGCACTCCAGCCGCATCCAGCGGCTGCGTGACAATGCCCTCGGCCAACACGGCCCGAGAAGGTCGGAATAGTTCACCCATCAATGACACCCATCACAGGCGTTGAAGGGTCAGCGTCCACACCCAGCGGGTCAACGTCGCCGCCAGCCGTAACAGTTCCAGCGAGCGCCTGGTGGAACACGTCTCCACCAACGTAAGGTTCCATTCCGTCAATGCGGCGCAGCTCGTTCGGTGAACGAGTACCCGCAGCGATCTGAATGGCACCCACGCGTGCACGAGTCAACGCATCAGTTCGCAGCAATGCGGAAGTGTCAAACGCCACGTCAGTGCCAAACGGCAAAATGCGTGAAAACGCAATTTCAAGGCGACGCAGCCACGGCGTCACCGTGTGCATCAAATAGTTCAAAGACGCTTGCTCAACGTTCTGATACGTCTGGTTATCACCCATAGCGCCAATGAGGTGGCTAGGGATTCCATAGACGCGCGCCACGTCACGAACAACCTGTTCACGCGTCTCCATCATCTGCGAATCAGACGCCGACGCAGTAACCTGCCGCCATTTCAAACCACCCGACAAGACAGCAGGCCGGCGATGCTTACGGTGCTGCGACTCCCATGTTGCTTGCAACACTCGCGCCTGATCCGTGGTCAAATCACGGTCAGATTCAAGGACACTAGAAGGTGTCGCACCATCACCGTAGAACTGCGCCAAGAACCGATCCATCGCAAGCCCGAGGCCGACAATCTGACGTGACTGGATCAACGGCGAAACACCCACAAGAGACTGCGGCGGAGTGAACCAGCGCACATGAATCAAATCATCGTTTGGGATCTCATTACCCAGATGCAAGTAGCGGCGACGGTTCGCATCCTTAGATGACAACACCTGCATCTGATACGGGTGCAGCGGCACAATCCCGATCACATTCGCACGAGAATCACGATCAAGATACAGATACGCATTCCCATGCAAACCCAAAGAAGCCATCGTTGAGTGAATCAACTCAAACCCAGTTGATTCAGGGTCAGGTGATACAAGCACCGGCGGCAACGCAGCAGCTACCCGCGCACCACGCTGATCCACGTAACAACGTAAAGGCAACGAAGCCACCGTGTCAGCCAACAAAGTCACGCAACGCATGACAGCCGACAAACCCAAGGCCGTCACCTCGTCAACACGTTCACCCGCCGACGTGCTAACCGAAGTTTGCCCATACATTGAGGTGAACGGTGTGACGTAGTTGTTGAACTGGCCCAAACCAGCACGCGACTCAACGCGACGCAAAATGCTCACCTTGAATCACCACCAAGCAAATACCCAGCAGCCAAAGCGAACACGCCACCCGTCAACAACGCAGCACCCACACCCAGCAACACATCCACGCCAGCAATCACGGCCGCAGCCCCAGCCACTTCCAGACCAGTCGTGAGCAACTCACGAAGTCGCGTGCTCCTGGTCATAGTCAGAACTCCAAGGGTCCACAATCATCGGCTCGCTTGCTTGTGCAGAACGAGAAGCCCAATGGGCCAAAGTCACCGCAACCAGCGGCGAAATAGAAGCATCAGTTGACGACTTGCGAGACCAAGCCCACGCATCACCCAAAGGTCTGCGTCGAGCGATCAAAGCCGCAGCCGTCAAATCCTGTTGCCCCAAATGGAACACGAACCCACCATCAACAGCGTCAAAGAACATGCCGCACGCTTGCGCATAATCACGCGCCGAAGTCAGCACAGTCGCAATACGCGCAGCTTCAAAGTCAGCGAGCAACGAACCCGCAGGCCCACCAGCGTCAACAACCACCGCAGCCGGCCGCCACTTGTCCACCAGTTCGCGCATACGCTCCACGACCCAGCCAGTACCGCGGCGATACTCCACCAGTTCAATGTGTTTCAAACCATCAGCGCGAGCACCCGCGACGCCAATCGCAGCCCACGTCCGATCAGGTGAAACATCAATGCCGAAACACACCGGGTCAACGAGCGTCGATGATTCATCAATGCGCGCCGACCACACCGACTCATCAAACACACCATCAGGCGCACGCTTCGGCCAAATACTTAGACGCTCCTGCTTGAACCAATCAAGATCGTTCACCATCGCCGCATATTCGCGGCCAATGAACTCTTGCGAGATACGAATACCTAACGCTGGGTTCGCTTGCGCCCACGTCTTCGGATCAGCCGGGTCTGCATCATCATCAGCAGACCATTCCAAATAGCAGAGCGAACGATCACCACCAGCCAACGCGCGATCACGCAAACCACGCAGCTGCGTCGCGTTATCGTCCACCGTCCCCGTATAAATCACTTGAGGATTCGGACGAGTTGAAAGAGTCGGCAGCAAAGCGGCCATGTCCTCAGCATCAAGCACCTGGCATTCATCCAAGATCGCAACATCGCCAGTGAAACCACGGCCCGAAGTCCTCGACCTCGCCACAAACTGAAGCCGCTGCCCCGTCTTCAGCTCAACACCCTCCTCGCCATGCGAAGTGCGAACGTTCTTCACACGCGCCTTCAAGTTCGGAGTGTTCTCAATGTAACCAATGACGCGACGGAAAGCCTCACGCGCCGTCTTGAACTGGTGCGCTGACCACAAGATCAACTGCTCATCAAGGAGAAACAACCCAGCCAACGCTCGAGCCTCAAGAACCGCACCCTTACCGTTCTGACGAGGAACGACAAGCGCACACTCAAACGCTGACCACAAGTCATCCTTACGACGGCCAAGCATTTGCTCCAACGCATACGCCTGCCACGGATCCAAAACCAATCCAGCCGACGCAGCCAAATCAACCGCATCCTTGCCCCACGACTCAACCCTTGCTGGCACGCTTTCCACTCGTGGCTTTTGCGCGCCGCGCACGGAGTTCGTCAACGAAGTCAGCCTCCTCGGCCGGCCCCTCAGCCAGCGCATCAAGAATCAATCTCAACTCACGAGCAACCGCAGCAGCTGCACGCTCCTCAGGATCATCAAGACGAGCCGCCAAGTTCAAAGCCATCGCACGCAACGTGCCAGGACGATCACCAGCCGCAGCAGCGTCAGAAACGGTCACGGTGAGCACCTCCAGCGATTCAGTGGTGACTACAGCGGGTGACCAGAAATCACATAGGGAGAGATTTTTGGC